TATTGAGTAATTTTTTTCTATGTATAATATAAAAAAAGAAACCTCCGGCTTTCACCGGAGGTTCTTTACGTTGAGTATTTTCGTTACCTGTATTAGAGGTAGACTGCGGCTGAGCCAGGGGTAAACTGCTGACCGAGACCGGTGCAAATTACTAAGTGATAGTAAAGATTAGCACCGAAGATGTGATCAACAACACCGTAACGGGTCAAGAGACCGACGCGAGGACTGAAGTCGTTCGGGCCGATTGTTCTTTGAACCATAACGGGGATGTACGGACAGTAGACAATACCGGTGTCGTAGTACTCAGGACCCTTGTAGCCCAAGAGGGCGTAGTCGATTGGGTTGCTACGTGCAGCGGTTGTACCGGTTGCACCGGCATACTGAGAGCCAGATGGATTGTATCCAGTATTGACTTCAGCTTCTGTACGTGTATCACGATAGATCTGGAAACGACCACCAACTGCTCCGACCTTAGCAATGCCAACGGGGGTAGTGTTTACACTACCTGTGACAGGCTGCCAGGTGAAGGTTGGGAGGGTCTCAAGAATGGCGCAGATACGGGGTGTAGCAATAATGAAATTGGCTGCACCACGGCGGTTACGAATCGCAACACGGTTGGCTTCAACAACGATTCTGTTGTAGAAGTCACGTGCACGCTCTCCGCTCCAACGGCCATCAGCCGAAATAGCGGACCATGTCGAGTAACCAACACCATTTCCTGCGTTTAAACAGGTCTGAATCATACGCGCGATCATCTCGCGGTCGATTTCAGCCTGGATTTCGTAGGACATGGCATTTGTAAGCTCGGCATCGATATCGATACCATTCATGTTCTTAAGATCTTGCTCGAGTTCAACAGACCACTTAGCGGCGAGACGGCGGGTGCCGGCTTCGACAGCGGTCTTTTCGAACGAAACAGTCATCTGGGGGATCTTTGAGCTGAGTTCAAACTGACTGAGGATCTGGGCAACGCCAGAATCTTCAGGAAGATTGTCCCAAACACCAGTTAATCCAGAAAGCTGAGCGCTAGAGGTACCTGTGAAGGCGGTGTTCAGGTAGTTATACCCGATTTCCTTACCTTGTGAGGTAGCTGTAGTGCCACTGATCGATCCGGCTCCATTGTTTCCATCACCATTAGCACTGTAGCCGAGAGCTGAGCCCTCGTACTTGTAACGCATAGCGAATGCAAGTCCGACAGGTCCAGTCATGGGCTGTACACCAACGATCTCATTTGTGATGAGCTCGGGGAATGTACGGCGGATCATGGGGATAAGGACCTTAGGAAGTCTTGCGTCACCTGTTGCGTATGTGTCAGTGTTTGGTACTGCTCCACCGTACTGGCCAGAATTAACTGAACCGAATACGGAAGTGCTGCCACCAGCCTGGTTAGAAGCCTCAAAGCACCACTGCTCCTGGTTTTCCAAGAGGATGGCGGTGTTAAGACGTGTGTTTTCGTTCGAGATAGCAGAAACCTTGTCTGAAGAGTAATCCAATACTGGACCCCACTTTTCGACTAAGGCTTCGGCTTTGTTCTTGTTGATATGAAAAAGTTCCATAGTTATATATATTCTCCTTTATTTTAAATAGGATTTCGACCTTTAGAGTATGAAAATACTAGACACTAATTAGTGTCTAATCCGGAGCTTAGATCCGTCTAATTTCTTCATCTCATTCAGATATCCGCCAACCGCAGGCTCAGAAGCCTGCATCGGTGAAGAAATTTCCTCTTGGAGAACCTCTAATTCTGGACGATCAACGGACTCAACGATACGTTGTTCAACTCCTTCCTTAGCGATATCTTCCTGTTCGGAAATTTCCTTCTCGAACATCTCAACTACGTACTGATAGTTCTCTTGAATATACTCAGGGCTCTTACCCTTGAGTAACTTATTGACATAAGACTTGGCTGCACTTGGTAACTCCTTAGTCTTATTCTCAAGCAATAGAGCCGCTTCAGAGCGATTCAACTTATGGTTGAGCTCTGTATTAGACTCTAATGCTTCGTTTAATTCCTTCTTGAGGGAATCAATTGTTCTCTTGCCATCAACTAAGGCCTCCTTGACCTCATTATCAATGTAATCTTCATTGATAGCAACAAGCTGACGAATCTGATCAAGTGTCTTCTTAGCACGGATATTCTCAACGGCTTCGTTAACTTGTTCAGTCGGTATTGTCTTTTCCATATAAAGGTCGAGATAGTTAGATACTTCATCTACTA